TGGGGAAATGCTTCAGATATTCTTCCTTGAACAGCGCAACAAACGAATCCAAACTGTTGTCGATGTCTCTTTGATCTAACAATGTCAGAGGAGAAAGTCTTCTTCCTTCTTCGTTGGTTTGTAACCACTCGAAATAGGCTTCCATGAACGCAACAAACATGGGGTGATCCGCAGAGACAAACTCTGGAATTTGCCCGGCAACAAAGGTGTGTAGTTTGTTGTCGTATCCTTGCATATGTTATCTCAACACTTGGGATAGCCCTTAGGCTTTGGAGCCGATTCTTCTGGTTTTGCGGCGTTCTTTTCTTCTGTTGCCGGTGCAGAGGTTGGTGTAGGATCTGCTTGAAACCTAGATTGATTTCTTGCCGAACTTGGAGATTTTAGTCTTCCCTCGGTGGACAGTTTCACATCTACAAAGTTTGATAGCGGATCCTCATTATCCAACACTAACAACTGATTTTTGTCTGCAACAATCTCTGCAAAGTTTCTTGGTTGACCTCCAATCTTCAGAACAGGATTTGCGCCAGCAAGTCCTGCAATGTTAAGCGAAGGCAGATCGACTTGACCTGTTTTATAGTTGGTGGTTCCTGCTTTTTCTTTTAGAACTCTGAATGGTTTCTCAGGCACGGAAGATGGGTTTGTGGTGATTCTAGCAGCAGCGGTAGTAGCGGCAGTACCCTCTGTTGTTTGAGAGCCAGGAAGCGGGTCATATGTGATAACATCCACCTGGCCTGCACCATCATCGCGCAGATAGGCTAAAGAATATGGATCCAAAAATGATGCCTTTGCAGGGTCAAAGTGTAAGAATCCGTTTGTAGTAATCGTTCGCGGTTCAATCTCATTTGAGAAGGTTATGTTATAGTTTGCATCTACCCCGTAGTTTGGAGAGATTCGTTTCTCCAATGAGATTACTGTTCCGCTGGCTTCTACGCTAGTGTCCGATGAGTCAATGTTAGAAGAAAGCCTAGATGCTAGTAAATTTCCACCAAACTTGCCAAGGTTTCCGTTTACATACGAGGTGATTGAATTCTTGACAACTTGTTTGACTTCATTTGGAGTTTTAGTTGTCTTTGCAGGATTCATCTTTACAGTAGTTTCAAACTTCAAGTAGGTGTAGTCGGGATCAACAATCTCAGGCGTGACTCCAACAATGTTGAACTTTTTCAGAATGCCTATCTTAATTGCTTCTTTCTCTTGATTGGTGAGACTTGTTCCGCTTGTTGGTTTGATGGAAATGAAAACCTTACCGTAAATGGGTGGAGTATTGTCTTCTCCACCCCACACATAGATGCTGTTTGCGAATGGATAGTCTCTGGCAAGCATGAAACTATAGTCTTCTACTGTTACTGCACGATCTTGTGCTTGGAATCCTCGTGGAGCATAGTACTTAATTGACTCAATGCCTTCGCGTTCTGCACCGCCAAGAGCAGGATCAATAACATCTACTGTTGAGTCACCACCAAAACTACTTCCTTCCCAAACGAACGATGGTATAGTGTCTTCTGTATCAGTTGCTCCGATTCCGTTTGGTTCTGTTGGATCGGCAGAAGTCACCAAATACTCTAGCACCACAATGTTACCGTTCTGTAGTCCTTTACCAACAATGTCATCTCCAAAGTACACTTCATACTTGGTGTTCTCTGTTTCCTGTACAAAGTAAACTTTGCTTGTTTGACTCAGTTGCAAAGGATCAGAAACTAGAGTCCAGTATTCGTCATATCCGCTGATATTTGTTGATGATGTCTGAACTCTAACTTTGAGAGTGCTGAGATCGATGTTTGTTTCAGGAATAACAAATCGCTGAGATGGTGAGTTGGTTCGATCCACAATAAATGTGGATATTGCCGGTCTACCTTCTACGATGGTTACTTCGGGTATCCAGTATGATACGATGTTTCCACTTCCCGCACTATACTCTTTTGGCTCAAACTTATAGGTGTCAATGGTTCTGAAAGCGAAACTTTTCCCACCTGCATTTGCCAAGAATATGCTGTATCTGGGCAAGAACTCATCTGTAATTCCGCCGTCTTCATCTGCTTGTACAGTAACAGAAACTTGAGCGCGGGCACCTCTGTTGGATGTTGGTGTGTATCCGAGCAACTTGGAATGAGACACCACCGAATCGCGCACGGTTGCTGTATCCAAGAACATTTCGTTGGCAACCATGTTGCTGTAGTAGTTAATGTAGTGAGTGTTGTAAGCAAGTAAATCCAACAGAACACTCAACCCCGATCCCTCGAAATTGTAGTCTTTAAATTTGTCCTGAGACTTTAGAAATTGCTTCAGATTGTTTTTGATCTCGTAGAACTCTAGTCCGTCTACTGCGATCTTGTTGGTTGCGTCTGCCATTAGCGAAGCCTCTCTAGGTAGAACTGAGTTTCAGACACCTTTGATGTGTTTCTGATCTGAAAACGAATGGTCACGCTGAACCTGTTGTGGTCAGGATCACTTTCGACAATCACATCTTGAAGCACTACACGGGGTTCATATGACAATACAGCATCACGAATACCCTTTTCCAATCGAATCACAGTTAAGTCTGTGAGCGGTTCAAACAGCAGCGCCGTAACATTGCCCTTGAACTCGGGCATAAAGGGTCTTTCGTATGTATTTGTCAGGATGATATTTTTAAGAGAGCGTTTAATCGCAGATTCATCCTGCAACACATTAACATCCTTTGTGAGAGGATTCTTGGCAAAATTCAGATCAATGTCTGTGAACTTGTTTTGCTGAACTTTTGCCATGTGTTCTCCTGCTTCATGTATGTATTAGCCAGAACACTATTTACTCTACGAGATGTTGGGATTCTTATCCCTCGCCAATCCCTGGACCTGTTGATGGAGAATACCACTGAGAGTCGATTGGAATTATTTGATCAGGACCACCAGTTGAATTCTCGGCAAAAAATCCACCGTCAACCATTTTATCAACAGGGGCAGTAGGGGCAGGGGCATTAATCAAGTCGGATAAACCATACCCAAGCATCATGGTTCTTTGATCCAACTCTGCTAATTTTGACTGAATTCGTAAAGCAGTTGCTGCATCTATGGGTGGTGGGCTGGATGGGCCGGTTGGAAACTCAAACCCCGCTAGAACCAAATCATCCTCGACTGGCTTAAAGAACATCTCTTTCTCGGTGATTTGTGAGTCGTATGCTCTTTGTTTGCCAGATTCTGTTTCTGATTCACTGGTTTGTTCTTGGGCACTCTCTTCCTTGTCACGCTCTATATTAATCGCAGTAATTGCATCTCTGAGATTATCGCTACCCGTAAATTCTTCTAGCATGGCACGCATGATGCAGTTTCCGCGACCATCCCCTCGCACCATGGAAGCAACAAACTGTCCAACTGTGAATCTTTGCACATATGCCTGAGCAAGATTAAATTGTGAAAGATCGGTGTCAACAATGTAGTTCAGGTACTCAACAAATCCTGCCAGTTGAGACAGGATCAGATCTAGATTTCCAAAGAACTCATCGATATTACCTCCAAGTAACGCAGCAATGTCATCAAGGCTAAACGGAAGGACACCTGCAATTAACTCTAGCATTTGACGCAAAGCAAATCCAATTGAGTCAGGAACACATAGTAAATTGTTCATCTGTTCAAGAATGATTGGGCCTTGAAGAGTGGAATTAAAGAATCTAGTAAAGTTGTCTTGATCTGTACCTTCCATCTGCTGTCTGGCAGAGTCATAAGCACTTGCAATGCCCATTGTGCTTTGAAGCGTAGAAGGATCACCAACTCCACTTTGTTTGTCGGTGTGGGATTTAAAATCTGTTGCGTCTGTTGCTTGATTTTGTAACTTGTCTGAAAAAGTTTCGGTAGAGGGGGCAGATTGTGGACCAAACTGTAGTGTTCTTAGGTTGTCGAGTAATCCACCACCGTCAACACTCATCAATCTATGAAAGAAGTGTTGTTGCTCTTGCGTAGCACCTTCCCCCACACCATTATACGCCCACGGTGGAATAGCACTCACTAAAGTTTTCAAGTCTTGGGTGCAAAGAATCCATTGCAGGGCACCTAATGCAGATGCGTTCTCGAATATCTGCCCCTTCATTACCTTGTCTATAAGCAATTTAGTTGAATTAGCAAGTCTATCAGCATTTGGGGTACATTTACCAATTGCTCGGTTTGCTATATCTTTACTTCTTTGAATTGCATCGTTAGGCATAAATCACCCCGAAAAAACATTTGCGCTGCCCGTTTGATTGCGCGATCCACATGATACACCATCTCCAATACGAGCAATCGCCATTCCGTTTGCAAAAACAGTTGGCGATCCTGTTTCTTGGTTTGCTCCGTGACAAACAACGCAGCAATGACTTTGCCATGGATCTCCTACGCGATGCACTCCTAAACTATTGACAAACACATTGCTTGACGCGCCTGCATTTGGCCGAGATGGAAAGCATCCGTGTCCTGTGCATAAGTCTCCGAGTCTGTGTACTGGCATTCCCATGTTAGTTCAGTTGGATGGTTGCGCCGCGAATGATGGTGTCTGCTTTGCTCACGAAACGATGATACTGGCCAGACTTCAACGCGGTGTAAAGTCCAGTTTTCATGTCTCTGAATCCTCCGCAGGACTCTAGAATATTCTTTGCTGCTTCCAAAATGTAAGTCTTGTTGGTCTTGATGTGGGTATTATCGCCAGAATGTGAGAAGCGTTTCTTGCCGATTCTCTCAGTCATGTTTCCTGTGACATCTAGCGTGTAGTTTCCGTTCACATATGCGTTATAGTCTCCTTCGTGCAGGGTGAGATTAACACTGCCCCGCATGACTTCCACATTCACATTGGCACCTTGCCCCACCTGTACATCAAAGTTTTTGCCAGATTCTTGATCCGTATTTTGCAGGATACGAAGAGCCTTGTCAATGGTGACAAAGGTGTTACCGTCAATCTGCACATGGTTGTCTTTCAGGATTACTGTATAGTTGTCGCGCACGATGCGTTCGACTTTGCTTCCGTCAGGAAATATCTCATAGTGAGTTCCGCTTCGGTGATACTCTGTGATGCGCTCTGCTCCAGGCGTATCATCACACTCCCATGTGTGTCCCGATTCAGACTCCCGTACATGGTTATACGGATACTTTGCCGCATATTCAGATCTTCGTTCGTCCCATGCAGGACCGTCAGGACTCTTGGTTCTCACAGAACCACCAACCGCAGGATCGGCAGCAGGAACACTCTTTTTGCGGGACGGTTCTAGCGCAGTAGGAATCTTTCTTTTGGCCGTTCTGCGCTTTAACCCGATGATAGTTTCGTCTATCATCTTTCCTGTGCATTCATCACTTCCTGCACTTCCTGTAATTCCTGTGCATCTCTCTCGATCCTTTTTTTCGCAATCGCCTCTTGCAAGACGGTTTGTATCTTGTTCGTCTAGCCGTGATCTGTGCGGTCCCCCTCCAGTATGTTTCGGATAGGTTTTACCTTCCGGCATATTCTGTAGAATTGCTCCTTGACCATCCACGGGGTACTGTTGAATTTTAAACTCGTCCCTCGGAATTAACTTCAAGTCTTTGCTTATACGAGGATCGTTGAATCCCTTTTCTTTGTTTGCTTTCTCTTCGGGTATACCACCAATACTTCCAAAGATCACAGGTTCTTGAGAGTTTGCGCCATCTCGAAAGAATCCAACTACCCATGATCCAGGCACTAGTCCAGTTGGTGATTGCCCTATACCGCTGATTGCTGCACTTGTAATGGGTTGAATGGGATACGCCCACGGAAGTTTATCTGTTGGGATATCTTTTTTATCACTTGTATGAAACCCAAGAATGCGAACTCTGCACCGACCAAGTTTCAGCGGATCAAGATTGTCTTCTACAACTCCTTGCCACCAAATGAACGAATGTCCAACAAAGTCACGGTGCAGAATATCCATTATGATTTGCTCCTAGACTGACCACGCTTAATGTAACTCATCTCACCTGTGGAGGGGTTGTGTACAATGATATGCCTGCCTGGAGTTTTGTACGAATAGTCTCTGATGGCATTTCCTGTGGGAGTTTCCAAGTCCACAAATCGTTTCCATCTGGCCTGTGGTGTCTTTGCGCCGCGAATACATTTATAGAATGTGTCGGGGTCTACATCAAACACCTGGCATCCTGCAAAGGTTCCCTGCACAACGGGTGGGCCATCTTGCTGAACTCCTTGGATATTGTTGGCACCAAGACTATTTACTGGAGTTTCTTCGCTCATGGTTGTTCCTCTCTGATTATGTAGATCGTGATGCTCTAAGAATGCCTACGATTTCCTGATTGAGTGGTATTTGTATCAAATCGGCCTCGGGTATTTGCCTGGGGAGAGTACCGATATGCACCATGAATGTTTTGATCTCAGGATATAACTCAGATTCTACTTTGAAAAACAGGAGCCGTGCGGCTCCCATTACACCAAACACATTGCTGAGTACAATGAAATGATTTATCAGTAGTTGCTCTCGGATTTCGCCAGTTTTCTTGTATCGTCTAAGCAGTCGCTTGATATACTTGATTCGGCTCAGATCTTCCGCAAACTCATGCATACCGACACACGATGGGTTAGTATAAACCCTCATGGCGTATTGCATGAAATTGGAATCGTTCAATAGAGCAACTTCCATAGCAAACCCGCATGGCACTATTAGCCTTTGCGTACTTGTCTTTCAAAGTTCAAAAGATCTTGATTGCTGTATACTGTTCCAGACTTTTGAGCAGCGGCAGATACCGTGGTCTTCAGAATGGAAATTGCCTCATCAGATGTCTTTGCAGCAGCGACTTGCGTTCTAGTAGTTTCGACTGCTGCTTGCAGTTCAGCAGGCAACGGATTTGGTTGATTTGCTTGCATCTGCTGTAGAATCTGAGAGATATCTTTGGTTAACTGATCTTGATTTGAAAATGGTGTAGGGTTCATGCTGTCCTTTCTTACGGTGCAGGTCCACTCAATAACAATGCTGAGATTTCGGTTGGTAATCCACTCTGTATGAGAGAGTAGTTCTTACATAGATTTAGTTGCGCTTGTTTCCAATCTGATTCTTTACCTGTTTCTGCTGCTTTCAGGAATAGTTTTGCAAACTCAAGATATGCCGTGTTGAACTTCACCATATGATTGTCTCTAATTGATTCCTCTGCTTCGTTCTTTCCGAATTTCAAATTTTTAACCATCGGATCGACATACTTCCTGGCTTGCAAAAGTCTCATGGGAAGGTCACGCTTGCTGCACGG